TTAACCATGAGTTATACCTCCGTAATGATCTCGGCAAGCTCTACGACAGCGTCTTCCAGATCAGACACACGATCGGCAAGCGTAACACCGCCGTCGATGTCCTTCACCAGTGGATCAGAGTCGCTATCTGCCACAACAAAATCGGCAGCGTGTTTCTCTTCAACCACGACTTCGCTGTAGAGATTACCGGTAGGAACGTGTCTCAGTTTCTTACCATCTGGAGCTTTAATATTAACCTTCATTTGTGCTCACCTCCTGTTCGTTCTCCCACGTGTAAGTAGGCGCACCACCAGTTACAGTTGCTTTGAGCGTGTACGTGCCATCAGTAGTCGGAGCCTGTGGAATACGGAAATGGACGAGTGACATGTCATGGCCGGTCTGCTGAATGACGTAGTAACCATCGGCGTCAGCAAGATCAGGCAGATGCTGGATCTTATCTCTGAGATTGGCGAGGTACTTCGTCTCATGACCAACAGGGACAATGCCGGTGGATACGTATTCCTCAGTGCCGAAGTCATCCACAATCTGAGGAGACTGGTAAGCCAGAGCGGTTTCTGTGGTGGGTTCTGCAAGTTCGTAGAGAAGCCATACACCAGACATAGCGGCTTTGAAGGATGTAGCATCGGTGTAAGCCTGGTCATAGACATATACCACTGTTCCAGTCAATGAATGCATAGCAATTCCTTGCGTTTTTGCGAATAACTTATTCTGAGTAATATTCTCATATTTGCTACAAACAGCGTTACCTTTGATGGAATAATCAGCCGTTGCTTTTGCAACGTTCGGCAATGTTGCTGTCCATCGTCCATCTACACCGCCGTGTTGAGCCCATTCCAGCGTCCCCAGATCCACAAGACCATACCGCCTCGTCACCGTACCATCAGATGCGTACCGATCGCCGTCGAAATACAGCTTGCCATCGGAAGACAGCTTAGGAACACCTCTAAGAGTCAGAGACGAGTCAAGCGGATAGGAGTGCTTTGTATAAGGCTCGTACTCTCCGTCTCGCCAGCCGGACCAGGAGAGGTTGATGTTGATGTCGTGGTTGTAAGTTGAGCCATAATAAATTCCAAAATTAATATTGATGTAGTGGCAACTCGCAGAAGTTGTATATGTCGCACCGGAAGCTCCGTTGCTCACAACCACGTCAACACGATTCAAAAGCGCATCATTGCCATCATACTCGCAGATGTTAACTGTATTATTAGCTGTTACCGGAATTTTTAAATAATACGTGGTGTTAGGGAGGACTTTAATTTTGTTTCTTGTGCAAATTTGGTTTGTAGCTGTTTTTAGCGTTCCTTTAGAATCATAATACCCAGCTTCCCACTCTTCATTCCACAAGTTAAACCCAACCATCTCATGGGCGCTAAGTCCTTCGACATGCTTAAGTTCACCGGCGTTGTACTCGTAGTAGTCCTTAGGAAAATACTTCCTGAACCATGCTACGCCTGCGCCGGGAGTTGTCTGTTCGAGGTTGTAGACATAGTCCGCGATCTCAGTTCCGAACATCTGGGTGAGGTCGAAAGCCTGAGGGGTAACCGTGAAATCAACTTCTGTACCAGATAAAATGTATACGCTTACTTGAAGTGCTATACCAGTAATGGTAGTAATTGCTTCAGTGCTTTTATCGTTTACAGAATTAAAAACTTTTGTACCACTAGGCAGGTTAACATTACCAAGACTAACAAGAACCTTATGACCAATGGCATTTAGATTAAAACTTGCTGCTGTGTAGTTATCGGTTTGTGTTGCTGTACCAGAATATGTAAGTTTGCTTCTGTCTTCACTGGCAGTACGAGATATTCCTTGTGTTATTTCTTTATCTACCAAATTAGATCGCACCAACTGATTCCAAACCACGCTACCGCCGACGATCTCGTCATACTCACGATCGCCAATATCAGCAGTGCCACCGGAAGTACGGTAGAGATAAGGCTCGTTATCAACGGTATACCTGCTGGAGACAAGCTGTTCGGCGTTGCCAACGGTCATGGACTGATAATACCCATCGGTGTTAGCTTTTGTGTTAAGGGCGTTTCGTACATCCATGAGCTCATCGCCGACGGTAATAGCCTCGCAATTCGTATCCGGTAAAATATCAGAACCGGCGGTGATCGTCGCTGTGGCCTTGTAAATTGTATTACTAACGGAGAAGATATCGCCGATATTGTAATCCTTACTGGCTACAAACGTATCTTCCGTTTCGGAAAGACCGGATGCGATGGTATTTACGCTCTCAACGACAGGATTAATAGCGTTTGAAATGTCATTCGAAATACCAGCTAATCGTTTGAACTCGTTAGCGGCATTCTCAGCAGTAATGGTCTTAGTGCCACCAGTACCATCTTTAAGCAGCACATCTCCAGCATCAAACTGGTCAACGGCTGTATATTCTGTAATTCTACTCATTTATTTACTCCTATTTTCTTATAAGTCCCCAAACGGACTGAAGTGTTATCTGCTCGTAATCAGTACCTTCACCACGACTGCAACGAACCCCAACACGATTGTTATTCCATTCAGTAACAAAAGCGCCCTGAATGTTTCTCGTACCGTTGTAATACGAAATGAAACGAGTCTGCATTCCACCGTTGATGAACACTAACGACTCGAAATTAAGTCCTACAATAACGTACATTACAACAACAGCCCATTGCTCCAGGTTAGGTGCGGCTATATAGTCGTAATTATCGCTTAAATGAGTTGGGGTAAACGACTGTGACGTCAGTTGAACAGGTGTACCGAATAGTCTAACATTACCTGATACGTCAGAGCTAATAAGCCATCGTCTTGCAATCTCATCATACAGACCAAATAGGCCGACTCCGGCGCCAGCATACATTGAACCGGTGACTGTTCTACCCGAATTAGAATCTGTCGCAGAAGCAGTAAACCTGGTTGTTGTATCAGTAATACCATATGCCTCGACTCTGTTACCAGATATATTGACCATCGTTTTGCCACTAGAATCAAGCACTCGATAACCGTTCGCTGTGGTTTGTGTATGAACGGCATTATCTAATCCGATCTGCGAAGTAGCTCCGAAGCGAGCCATCGCCTTTTTGTTACGGTTATAAACTGCAGTTTGTGTAGGAGACACTAAAAGATAAGCACCTGTAGGCTCTCCACTCTCGTCAAGTTGTCCCACAACAAGACCGTCGTCAGTCGGTTGAATATAGACATCTCCCATTCTGGTTATTGCTGGGGTTGTAATGTTATTAGTGATAATAGCAGTATGATTATCAAATGTAATCATTACACGGTCGCCATCACCAACTTCAACCGTGGATACAAACGGCGTAAGTAAATCCGAGCCGTCAATCTTAACAAAGGTTTCCCCGTTACTTTCAACAATCGTTCCGTAAGCCTGTGTTCTCTTTGGTTTAGCCTGAGACGATGCCGCGACAATCGTTTTGAAGTCGTTTAATAACTTATCAGGTATGTTCATCAGTCATCACCTCCATAAGTTTGCAGTAAATACCGCAGTCTCTTCAACCGTACAGCCAGTTTCGCATTTTATCGATTGTGACACAACCTTGGCCTTTACGTTATTCAGACCTGCTCGACGGTAATTGAGAGTAACGCAATCGTCAATATTTACAGGACAATAACCATGAGTGTAACTGATTGTGCATTCTAGCGTAGACAGGTCACGCAAAGAATATAGAGCATAATCATCAAGATTCTGTTGATTATAATCTGCTATACCATCCGGATTGTTAATTCTTTGAACTATCTTACGTCCACGACTAACTGTCGAAATCGGACTGTTTGGGTCATTGTTTTCTACTCTGGAATATAAAACCTTATCATCTTTAGAAAATACAACTTCAAGAACATTTGGTATTCCAAAAATATCCTGATCGATGTCCACTGTTTCCATCAGAATCGAACTATTACCGTCGTTATACTCATATGTAGAAGTCATAGAATTAAAATCCTGATTTGGCATAAACAGTATTCTTGATAATTCATCCAATGCAAAATGGTAATTAGCTCTGGCAATTAAATCGTTTGTAAAAACAAACCAGTCATCATCTAATTCTGATACAAACGGTGATTCCAGTGTATGTAGACCTTTAGCGGCGATAACCGGAGCTCGTACATTCTCTCTAACAATACGATACGCGGTTTCCATAGTATTTGCGTTAGCGGTTATGGAATATCCTATAGGCGGATATTTTTCTTTTAGTTCGATCAACGGGGTATAAGCATCAATTGACAACGACCTGTTCTTACCATCATAAGATAGTCGTGGAGACTGACACAGAAATGTACCTAATGGAAATCGTTCTTTTATATGATTCTGAATAGTTATAAGATAAGGACGAATATAGCGTTCACCAATATCTGATGTTGATTCTATAGACGCGTTACCTAAAGTATCAGTTTTCCTATCACGTTTTATGTTACACGATGTTATAGAATCTATTCGTCCTTTATCACCCCAGGTGTATGGATCGACTTCCTGATATTCAAACGTTTGTTGCATTGACTTTGTCCAATCAGGCAAATATCATACACCTCCTTCTACTCTTGTGATATTCAAAGTAATTGGTATCAGCATATTATTGTAACTGCGATTAAACGACACATTAACCTGTGCCCAATAGCCACTTCCGGAAGGCTCTCTTACGTATGCATTTCCGGTATAAATTGCTAAGCGTCTTAGCTGATACAAAGTTTCTATATCGTTTCTGACAATTTCAGTAGTCCAATTGGAAGAAACACCAAGCTGTGTTCCATAGTAGCTTACAGGATGCGAACGACCAGCATATGATACAAACGCGACATCAGGAGAATAGTCGTCAGATATTCCTACATTATACGGCAGCTTTAGCATGGAACCAGACCATATAGGATTAGCAAACCAGTTTCCTTGAGCTTCGTTCTGATCAAGATTGAAATTCTCCCAAGTGTCGTCCCACTGGATGACAATTCCAGTTTCACCTACCGGAACACCAGGAAGATCATAAAATCCAACAGCACCAGTATTTTGATTTTGAGCAACCACCCTATATCTTGCGTAGTTTAATGCAGGATGAGGATCGGTTATAGTAACGGATCCATCATTAACTAGGCCACTTTCTATAAGCGTCAGACGGCCATCATACTCTCTTCTGTATACACTTAGTAAAACGTCGTCAACATAGTCAACGTCATTTACCAAGCAATACGGTCGAATGTAGGCGCATAACGTGTCGGCATCAATAGTTACATCGGCATCAGGTACAAGGTCTTCATCATCCCACGCAACAGTAAATACCCATGTTGCATCAGCAGTAAGACCGGAATCCATAGCCGCTGTGACCATGAGAATATACGATACATTCTTATCAAGATTGACATCACCAGCAGACAATTCAAGATTAAGCGTATTCTGAGTTGACGGAATGTATCTGGAATAAACCGATTCTCGTTCTCTTATACGTCTCGACTGTCCATCTTCATCTATAGTTTCATATGATTCATTAGCTATGATATCGACATTAAAGCCGATTGCCGTCTGTGTGATTGGTCTGGCAATAGCATTAATGAATATAGGATATGACCTAAGACCATAAGCAGGCGATTCACTATCATTTTTACCAGACACAGAAAGTTCAAGTGTAGGTACAGCATAGAATATAACGGTTCTATATCCTGACCACTCACTGAATTCATCAACAACGCCTTTAGTTCTTACTCTCCATCTTAATGCGGCGCCTTCCGGATAATCGCTGTAAACTACGCCAACGATGGTGTCGCCTTCAGAATCAAGAATTAAATCGCCATTTTCATCAACAGTTTCGTGTTCTCCAACCGTAACGGGAGAAAAAGTATAATAGCTTGCAGTATTGTCTATAGACAAATGAGTAGCCTCAACTATCGATATAGCGCCATTGAGGTTTAACTCAATTTCTGCGTCTTTCTGTACAGAACTATCTTCAGAATTATGGACCCAATATAAATTGACAGACTCACCGATAACGGCTGTTGTTGTTTCAGACCATGTTGTAGGCGGAGACGGAACCTTTCCAAGGACAACCTTGTAAATATCAGAACACCACCCAGAAGGCCCAACTTCATTTACAGCTCGAACACGGAAGAAATATTCATTTCCACTGTCTAAACCTGTTATTAGAATTGCTCCTACGCCATCAACTGACTTTGTAGTAGTCTGATCCGACTCGTCGAAATATGACATGTCGGTTGCATATTCTACGTCGTAGCTATCTGCCGTTGCTACTTTATCCCAGGTAAGTCGCACCGATGTCTCTGTAACAACCTGATGCGAAGTAAACCCAACCGGTGTCGACGGTATAGTATCGACGTTATCGGTGTACTCAGACCATGTGCCAACGTTCATTTGCAACTTCGATAAGTTAACGCTAGGTTCGTTAAGTTTTGTAGAATCTAGAGGATTCATACCACGAGCCCTAACCTTATAGAAGTTACCAGCGTCGACAGAACAAGTAAACGTAGCCTCATTGTATGTTACTAAAGAACGGCCTATTTTGAATCGACCTTGATTGTTCTTTATAACGTCAAACTCCACAACGGTTGTTGAAGGGTCATAAGTTACGACCTTTGCAGTAAGTGTCAAGCCATCAATAGAAATTGTCGGGGTAGGAGCTATGGCAGGATCGTCAGTAACATCCGTATAAGAAAATGTGGTTGGATCAGACTGCAACGCAATCCAATAGTACGTATCGTCTTTTACTCTTACGGTTTTCTTCTTTGCTATAGGTGTTACAAAAAATCGTATTTTAGTAGCTCCTGATGGCGGAGTGTAAATAGAATAGCTTCTCTTCTCGTTTTCGTTAACCTGCCCGTCGAACCATATCCCACTACCAGGAGTGGTGTACTGCCATACAGTTCGATAATGGTCTGTAGTGCTTGTGTAGTCCCAGTCCCAGGTCGCATATAACGTACGTTCTCCAGGAACCTGAAGTCTTATTTCCGATACAGCTGCTTTTGACTTTTTTGTTTCAGGTTCCGAAACTTTAAGTGAATATACCACCCATCCGGAGAAAGGGAATGTGACTGAGCTCGAACTACTAACACCTTTTACATGATAACGAACTTCAACAGCTTCCGCCCGTACATTATAGGTGGAAATTGGAGCCGTAACAGGTACTGTCGCCGACGAATCCGGCGACCACGTAGTTGCACCGCCCAGTCGATATTCCCATTCGATTTCAAAGTTGGATATTGCACCTGCTTTCCATTGCCATTGAGCTACAAGGGTCCGCTCAGTTCCAGCAACCAGACGACAGGTCTTTTTTACTGGTATTCGATTCTGACGTTCTGGGGTTTCTTCTACGACATTAAACGTTTTTGACCGTAACGATTTTGCAGTCCAGAAATATTTGTTACTAGCACGAATCTTAGAAATCGGACGTACTGTTACTCGTACATTTTTTGCGTTCTGTGGTGCATCGTAAAGTGAGATTTTACTTGTTACAGAACTACGACTTCCATCAAACCACGTCGTATCGCCAGGAACAGCATATTGCCAAACCGCCTCGTAATGATCGGTATACGATTTGTTCCACGTCCAAGTAGCATAGACTGTTCTATCTGTTCCGTTCTGCCGGTCAAGACGTAAATTAGTAACAGTTTCAGAAGAGACCTCAGTGTCTTTTTCTATAGTTAATAGCTTTGCCTCGGAATATCCTTTGCAAGTCCAATACGGAGTGTCAATAGCAGAATCAGGATAAGTTTCAGCAATCGGCTTTATACGAACCTTAATTCTAAGAGCGTTATTTGGTGCCGTGTATGACGAAAATTTATCGGTAACGGTCTCACTATTACCAATAAACCATTCTTTATTAGCGGTATAATATTCCCAAAGAACAGCATATCCAGCAGTATGACTTCTCGACCATGTCCATTCCGACCAGTATGTTCTATCTGTACCAGCTTCTTTTCTAAGTCCTACAGCAGACTTTTCCATCGCTGGGATTGTTTTGGTTATGGCGCTTGCGTGTTCAGTAAAAGAATATATATAAAACTTAGTCCAGTTTGTTGTCCACTGTGGAGCAGAGTCACTCTCCGACTTAGCCTTCGCGACGGGCTTTACCTGAACTCGTACACTAAGGGCGTTAGCCGGAGGAGTGAAAATGCTTTGTGTATGCGCTACGTTTTCTTCAGTGCTGATAAACCACTGAGGTTTTTTGTTTGTCGCGAGATTTCCAGTCGTATAATCCCATCGAACTTCGTAGTGATCCGTCGTACTCGCCTTGTCCCACGACCAAGTCGCATAGACGGTTCTATCGGTATTTTTCTGTAAATCGATTACTATATTAGCAATCGGATTAACTGATGCCATTAAGCTCTACCTCCAACCTTTGCGGCTCTGACAAGCATGTCAATGGCCGTAGAAACGTTACTACCATCATCGTATGTAATTCCGTCAATAATATACGTATTCCCTCTAGGAGCTTCATTCTGTTCCTTAAGAGCTTTAAGCCCATCGATAAGCGCAGAGAGAGCGTCATTATCTCGTTGCTGTTTGTATCTACGGTCTGTGTCAATGCTTCGTGATGTGTCGCTTGCAAGACTAATATTGCCATGAAGCGAATAGCGGTCCATGTCAGACATCATAGAATAGAGTCTATTCGACCCATTTTGAATTTCCGACAAGTCCATTACTGGTCTGATAACAGGGCTGTCGACCATATTGGAATCCATAAGCTCAGAAATCTTAAGAAGCGAATTGCTTGCAGCATCGACAGCGTTTTTAGCAAGTGTTCTTGCCGATTTGACAACGCCAAATGTGTTTCGTCTTATACCTATTTCAAGACCCTGATCAAACCACTTACCCAGTCGCATTGTCTTTTTTGACGGCGATCGGGATTGTAATTCTCGTTTGGCCGCATTATAAGCATCTCTAGCAGCCTGTCTGGCAGCGCTTTCAATCCTGCCGGCGTGGTTCTTTACACCCTTAGCAAGACCATCAGACAATGCCTCACCGACGTCAATCCACTTGCTTTTTGTATCTTTAGCACCTTTTGAACCTTCGGTAGCGGCCTTTTTAGCAGCTCTTTTTACACCATTTACCGAACCGCTGTTTTTCACACCATCACCTAGAGCCTTTGTAAGTTCTCGTCCGGCAGATTTCCACTTGGCACTTATCGCGGCTCCTGTAAGTGCTTCTTTGGCGTCATCAGCAACACCCTTAGTAGCACTAACTACATCGGCTCCTGACGTAGATATGATAAGGGCTACATCCTTCCAACCATCCTGGAAACCAGATGTCAGCGCCTCTCTTATCGTCTTTACCGCTTCTTCTATATCCTTAGCTCCCTGTTTAAGTTGATTAACAGGAGTGGTAAGGTCAATACTAATTGACTCAGAAGATTCGGAAATTGAGTTCAACGTGTCAGCATACTGAGCGGCAATATCAGAAACCGACTCCATCAATGGCTTAAGAGAGCTTAAATCAACACCGGTATCAATACCGGAAATTTCTTTAAGAAACGACTTAATACTAGATCCAAAGGATACTAACTGTTGTCCATATTTGTCCAATCCGACTGGAACACCGACATTTGCAGCATTAGCAATTGTTCTAAGTGTAGCCGCAAGATTTGTAGCTTTCCTTACCGAAGCGTCAGATATATTTCCTTCATCTAGTTTTTTAACAAAGCTGACTACACCATCAGCAAGCTTCCCAAGACTCGCGCCAAAGTTTCCCAAATCCTTGCCACCAAAGATTGCACCGAGCAAACCACCAGACGTTGGAATATCGTTGGCGGCAAGAGCGGCAAGCATTTTTGCAAGACTTTCAGACTTGTCGATTTGTGTCTGATTGAAATTAGCATCATTGATTTGGTCAACATATTGCTTCAGTCCGAGAGCAAGTTTAGCAAGTTGTGTACCAAAGGTGTCCAAAGGAATAACATCTCCGGATAGTGCTGCTAATACGCCGCCTCTTGTTAACTGTTCGGAGCCACTAAGAGAAACAAGCATCTTAGCAAGTCTCTTAGACTTTTCAATCTGCTCTTCTTTAAAATCTCCTTTATTTATTTCTTCTACATAAAGAACCAGACCTTGAGCGAGTTTCTGAAGCTGATCTCCAAAATTGTCAAGTCCGATACTATCACCGACAATACCGGCGATGAATCCGCCAGATTTAAGATCATCAGAGCCATAAAGTGTAGCAAGTAAACTAGCCAGCTTCGTCGATGCTTCTATTTTGTCGTCGTTAAATGTTTCAGTATTAATCAGCATCGAATACGAAATCAAACCGCTTGCAAGCTCATAAAGCTGGTCTCCAAAGTTGTCTAGTCCGATGCTATTACCGACAACATCGCCTATAAATCCTCCAGATCTAAGATCATCAGAGCCATAAAGAGTAGCTAAAAGTTCTGCCATATGGATCGAACTTTCAACGGCTTCGCTTGAGAAGTTTCCTTCTTTAACTTTATCGGCATAAACCGCAAGACCTGTTGCTAAAGTATCAAGAGTTTTACTGAAGTCGGTAAACTGGGATGCCCCGCCAATGAACGACGCTATGCCATCAACGAGTTCGGCTTTAGCAAAGGCCATCACAACCCCAGCAATATTTTGTAATGCGTTTATACTTGACTCTTTGCCGGCAACCTTGTCTGCGGCTTCGGTAATGCCGTTGACAAGACCTAAAATCTTTTCACCAAACGACGGTAACTTGTCTACACCGGAAGAGTCAATTTTCTGAGTGTTATCGCCGAGTATACCTTTACCGATTCCATTAATAAAAGAACCGATGGCTTCCCCGACTTTATTCATTACGCCAATACCATGCTCAATTTTATCGCCTATGCCAAACATCTGGTCTAATTCGCCAGCGGCATAGGTCATTAAACCAATCATAGATACGAATATATCAAACGCGGCACCGGCTTTGGCAGCATCTCCAGGACCAACATTTAAAGCCGACAGCACGCCCAACACACCTCCAATCGAGACGATAACTAAACTTATAGCTGTCATCTGCTTAAGCATGTTGGTGCCATCTATATCTTTCAAAAGTATTCCCAACGCGGCCATCACACCGCTAAGAACACCTATAACCGCTCCGATCACTAATACTTTGCCTATGGTAGCACCAGAGGTGTACTGAGACACAAACAAAAGAGCAACCATTATGAATCCGAGTTGTCTGATTACAGATAGTGCCGTTTGCAATTGGTCTTCAGGAACAAATGATAAAGCTACCAATGACGCGGCAAGTATAGCAACCGAACCTGATAAAGCAAGTATTCCAGTCATCGATGATGTTGACGTAAATTTGGACAACACCATCATGATACTCATCATAGACATTATAAGAGTAATGGCCGTTATTGCTTTAATGAGGTCCCCTGAATTCATCTGTCCGAGAATGTAGATAGCGTATATAAGTCCACCGATAGCTAGCGTGATTATGCCTATCGCTATTGACGCGGTTAATGCATGTTCACCAGCAGCCGATGTCGCTACCATCAGCGTTCCGATAGAAAGCATTAATATTACGAGGGCTGTAATTCCTCTTGCTGCAACGGAAGGCTTCATAGATCCGATTAAAAGTATGACTCCTGTCATGAGACCTAACGCGATAGCTATGGGAATCATAGCAATACCCGCCTTTATTGCATGTTCGCCAGATACAGACATCATGAACAGCAATCCTATCATACCAGTCATAAGACCGATTAATAGCACTACTCCTCGTGAGGCTTTCTTAGGATCCATACTACCAAGAAGGTTAATTACGCTAGCAAGAAGTCTGATAGCTACGGCCATTGCTAGAACAGCGATACCAGCTGACTTGGCATGTTCTCCGCCGAGATTGGTCATGGCTATGAGAACCGCTATAGTTCCGAATACAGCTATGAACGATTCTATGTTAGCTTTTGCCTTGTCCAAATCTAAGTTGGCGACGATATCAAGAGAAGATACAAGAAGTCTGAGTGCGGCTACCAAAGCCAAAACGCCCATTCCGCCACCAAACGAAGAGGCACTAGCCATGAACGCAATACCGAGTAATGCACCAAGTACGATTCCAAGCTTGTTAACAAAATCGAAGTAATTATCAATCTTGAATGACTCAAGATCTTTGAGTACGTTAATGAGAAGCTTGAGCGCAAGTACAAAAGCTATCAGCGAAATCATAGACTTGATACCGCCGATTTTTCCGAATTTCTTGTTAATAGCGGCTAATGCTAAGGCGCTACCAAGCATAGAACCAAGTACCACGACTAAAGCGCCGATATACTTACCAGCGTCTTGCCATGAATCTATACCAGACAGAACATCTGATATGTCAACTAACGCTGATGCTATAGCCTTAATACCGATAGCAAATGCAAGAACATTGGCTGCAGTTCCGACTTCAGAGCCTTTTGCAAATTTACTAAGGGCAATCTGCACACCCATTAACGAAAACAGTATAAGCGCAACGGCCACACCGCCACGAACAAGCTCATCTTGATCCATGCCGCCTAAAACTTTGATAGACCCGGCAATTATAGCAATAGCTATGGACAGAGTAACCAGTGATTTTGAAATTGACTTGAATTTTGCAGTCCAGGTTTTAGCAACCGTAAAGTTATCAAGTACGCCGTTGACTTTTCCGAAGAAACCTTTAATCGCACTCAAAGTTCCGGTAGCCGCTTTAACAACTGCCTGAGTCGTGTTTATCGCTATAGCAACAGTTCTCAGCGCCTGGAATGCAAACAGCATAGTGGCGATTTGTCCTGCGGCTGCAGCTACGCCAACCCAGTCTATATCATCCAGTTTTGACCCAAGGCGGTCAATAAACGAAGAAAAGGCTTCTCCAAACGTAGCAAGATTCTTTCCAGCATCGGCTTTAAAATCAGAGGTTAGTTTACCTAGATCGCCGAAACTGGTTTTCATAGTATTTATTACTTCACCGAACTTATCGAAAATAGACTGATTAGTAACGAAATCTCGAATACCATTTATGATCTTGTTATTGGTAAAGAAGTTACCAATCGCTTCGAATAAAGAAGCAGCACTGTTTACGGACTCTACCTGTTTTGCGGTGTCTTTTGCCGCGGTATCTAATCCATTATTCTTAAATAGAGACTGAATTATGGATACAAACGACTGCAGGCGATCAATAGCACCGTCTTTAATATTACCAATTCGCTCAAATAAGCTGTTTTTGCCAAATATAGCACTAATATTGTCTACAAAACTTCTGAATTTCGATTCAAAAGAAGAGTATACTTTGTCAAAGCCCACTTTTTCGAATTGCTTTGCAAAGAAATTGTTTATACCGCCAGTCCAGTTACTGACATATCCCTGTATCTCGCTAAACAGACTGTCGTGACCAAAGAACTTACCGATTCTGTCAACAACCGCCTTGAACTTATCAAGCAACGTGGATATGGCTTTAGAAACGTCGATTCCTGAAATCTGGTCAGTAAACCATGTAGCAAATTCTTTTACGCCCTTAGACGACATGATATCGGCGGCTTCTTTAATTTTTCCAGTAAAATTTGTGATATGTCTAACGCCGCTGGTTCCAAGATCGTAAAGTGTTCTGGAAAGATTACTTTTTCCAAAAATATTGCCAACGCCATCAACGATAGACGCAACGCCGCCAACAACCGTCTGTCGAATACTACCAAAGTCAATTGACTCGAACTGATCTACAAACCAGTCTTTAAATCCTGCTATACCGCCATTTTGAAAAGCGGTAATACCTTCATCAATCTTGTGAATGAAGTTTATTAGGTTGTCGGATATGTTCTTAAAGAACGCATCCATGTCGCCGGATTCCAGCAGGTTCTTTATCATGTCAGCTACTTGGTAGCCAACGGGACCTGCAAGTTCTAGTAGCCGACGGCAAACGAGATCCAATGCCTCTTTTAATACAGGCAAACTATACTGACCGACTTTCAGAGCAGTAGTTCCAATGAGTCTAAGTATGGCGAAAAAGCCTTTTGCAGCAAACCCTAGATTGACATATGTTTCTCCGTTCCATTTCATGTGCTTCGTTAGATTTGAAAAGCCCCATGTAATTTTTCGAAGTGTCCACACGTCTATTTCAGGCATAATACTACGCCATGCATTCTTGATTGGCTCTATGTACTCCTGAACGCGATCTGCTATTCTTGCAAAAGAACGAAATAGTTTACCTCGTCCGCCATCTTCGACAGACCATAAGTTAGTCCATTGTTCGAGCAGACTATTTCGTCGTTCAGCCTGCTCGTCTATGATACCGCCAACAAAATTACCAATGCCAGTCCATAGCTTTTTAGCAACTTCGAAGTCTCCAAATATGAGTTCCCAGGTTCTTGCCCATCCGGATCCAACGGCTTCCTTAAGGGTGTCCATCATCTGAGAAAACGTCTTGATTTCCTGGGCCGCATCAAACGCCTTAGAACCTAACTTTTCGATTCGTTTAATCTGGTCTTCGGTATAGCCTATACTTCTGAGTTTCTCTTCATATTCTTTCTTCTCAGCCGAGGTCATATCTCTCACATCGTTAGAATATGCCTGTAATGCTGTGGTAAGAACCTTCGTCGTCATCCACTGATGAGACAGCGAATCGTTGAAGCCCATAGTAGTTGTAAAGGCATCAGATACTTTACCGGTAAGATCGGTTGTTGTTGTTACGTATCCATCTTCGCCTTTTACAACAGTTCCTAAAGCTTCTGCCGTATCAAGAAGGGTTTGCTTGAAGTCGACAGTTGCCATATTAGCGTTTTCGATTGACTTCCAGTCGATAAGTCTTACAGAACCGGAACTCAACGCCTGAGCAAAGTTGTACATTGCCCTGGATGCTTCCCACGTGTTAGCACCAGAAATAGCCGCTTCGTTAGAAACACCCTGAATAGCCTTTACGGCATCTTCCAATCCAACACCAGCGTTTGTAAATTTGCCAATGTTGGACGTCATGTCTTTGAACGAATAAATGGTCTTATCAGCATAAGTATTTAATTCGTCCAAATATCTATTAACTGTAGTAAGCGATTCACCGGTAGACATCATGATTGTCTGAATCGATCCCATTTTAAGCTCATATTCTTGGAATCCATCTGAAATAGGAGCTAACGTAAGGGAGTTAAGCATTTGCTTACCGGTATTAATCGCGTGATTTGCGATATTAACAAGAGCGGCTACTCCAGCAATTTCTAATGCTGAAAACTTTACATGCACACGGTCAACGGCAGATTCGATTCCGCTCATATCGACGCGTCTTGCAGAGCGGTCAATGCCCTGTAAAGCATCTTCAGACTTACTGAAATTGAGTAACTGCTTGAGTTTTTCGAGTGTTCCGATAGACGTTCGCGCATTTTGTTCGAACTGCTGATTATTAAAGCGAAGTTCTACAACACGCTCATCAATAGTTCTGCTCATCGGCGAACCTCCCTATTCAAGTCATCGAGTATTTTTTCTACAACGGGGGCTAGAGCAGGATTAATGTAGTCTTGTCCTTCAACCCAACCCCCGTTTCTTGTTCCGTGTCCGTACTGAAGAATTACGGCAATCGGAACACCGTCGTTAACGTTACTGTTGTAAAATTGGATAGTAGCTCCGTTGGAATCTTTCTTTATTTTGAAATACCAAGACTGAGCCGTGACCCCAGTATCAACCGGGGTTGCCATAGACAACGCTTCTACTCCAAGCTTTCCATAATTCTCAAGAGTGGCGTCATCAACTATTTCCAACATCTGTTTTAAATACTCAGACGTTTTGGAAAAATCTCCGGTTGAATTTAGTGTGATCATGCATTATCCCCTTGTTCCGTAACGTTTTCTTCTAGCCGCAATGAGAGCTCTTCTCTGAGCCGCGTTATCAGTTCGTTTAGTGTTTGCACTTTCGTTGTTCTTTTCGGCTGCAACGCGAAGCAACGTCATCAACTTATTAAAGTGCCACCTCTGATATGACTCTGGAATGTTGTACACGGTCATCCAGTAGTAAACTATTTCAGCGGTGATAATATCTTTCCTAGCACGTTTCAGTTTGCCTTTATCGTTGAACCATGTGGCCGTGTTAGCGTCATTAATATACGTGTCAATCGCTTTGATGTTTTCTTCGGTTAAATAATAATACACGTCAGGATTGACATTTTCGTTCAGCGTCATACATCGAATATAGTCGATGTTCTGTTCATAGGTTTTTTCTTTTCTATCGTCGTGAAACGGAATGTGCCATTTTGCTTCCCATTTTGAAATAGACTCAAGGGAGTGCTCAAGCTCGAGAGTTCCTCCCTTGACATCTATAAACCGTTCTTTAATAGGGTCCCAAAGTTCTTGATCAGGGATGCGCAGGCGTAGCAAAGTCGACCACCGTTCCGGCTTTCTTTGTAGCCTTTTCAATCTCGCTGTCAGCATCAACGGCTTCAACACTGGTCTCAACAGAAGCGACAATACCGTTGATAAACTCAGCAAGCTTCTCAGGCTCGTTCACGAATTCGAAAAGAAGTTCTGAATAAGCGTCAGTCTGCTTAAACTCTTCGAGGTGTCTGGGGTTCTTGTCGAACCGGCCATCCGGGGTCTTAATGCCATATGCGTCGTCGATGAAAGAGGTGATGATCTTGATGACCTCCCTAGTATTCTGCTCGTTGATAAGACGCTTAACTTTATCGGTCCACCCCTCGGCGTCAGCAAGCTCAAGCTGGAACAGATCAGCACGAGACATGTTGAACCAGGCTTTCATAATTTTCTGCACACCGTTGTAGTCGGTATAAGTGATAGTTTTAGAAACCATAAATCTCCTTTCTTATGTGGGCTATCGCCCAACAAATACGGCGGTATCGATGCTGTTTGAATCACTGTCTAAAATCGGCCTGCCATAAGAATCCATAAGCATACCAGCATAATCTATAGCACTGGTTATCTGAGACACAGTAGGCATAACAGGCTTTGAGGTATCGGTACCATACAAATAACCCTCGATTATCTTCAGGGCATTTCCAAGACCGGCTGCGTCAAACTTTCTGGAGTCAAGAACTATAGTAGAAGTTGTTCTGTCATTGCCGATCGGTATAGATAACGCCGTAGCTCCAAACGAATATGTTTTCTGTTCCGGTGAATCGTTCGTCGTGGAATTAGAATCCTCGGACGAACTACAAACAAGTCTAGGAAACAGATGAAGCTTGTAATGATTAAACTTCTCAAGGTTATCGTTTTTAATTAGGGATCGATATGCTACACCAAATGGCGTTCTATCCTGCTGACTTAAAAACACACCTCTATCCAGCTCTGTTTTTCCGATACATTTATTAAATATGTTCGGATATGTGAAACATTCGATTGTGAGGGCGTTTTCTTCGGGGCTCATTACAGCGCCATACACGATGTTGTCAGCATAAATTTTTGTAGGCTCCGCGCCGGAAGGAGCTTCGTTAGCTGCTGTTACGCCATTCCACGCCTCAGCTTTAGAGCCCACATATACCGCTACTTGATCGACCCCTGTTTCGTAATAGCGGTCTTCTTTTGGCCACTGTAATTTACTCATTTTGAATTACCCTTATCAAGCGTTGTTCTGGATGATAGTCATGATCTCTGCAGGACTAGGAAGCGTGGACTCTGTGGTTTCCGTACCACACAGTTTGGCTTCGATAGCCGTAAGAACTGCTTCCTTGACCAGAGTAGAGTCAATTGTGATACAGGCCGTGGGCTTGTGATCCTTGACTGCTACCGGTACAGTCGTTACGCTGAACGAATAGGTCTTCTGCTCAGGAGAATCGTTTACTGTAGAGTTGGAATCTTCAGGAGATCCTGACAGGCAGTCGTAGAACAGATGAAGCTTGTACCCGTGACTCGTTCCATCTTCGTCATTTCCAATCAGAGTGCGGTATGCAAAACCGAAATGCTCGTGATCCTGCTGCTTGATAACAACACCAGTGGCCAGTTCTACCTCGCCGATGCAAGGAGAAAACTCTGGCGGATAAGTGAAGGCTTCGATCGTGAATGCATCCTCCTCAGGGCTCATCACAACGCCGTATACGATATTGTCGGCATAAATTTTTGTAGGTTCGGCGCCGGAAGGGGTTTCGTTAACGGCCGTAAGACCGCTCCATGCGATGCCGTTGCCATACCCGCCATTCGTCATAGGGAAGAAGATTCCATGATCGACGCCGGTCTCAAATTTTTTCTCACCGACTTTGTCCCATACTAATTTCATAGTTCACCTCAATAAAATAATATGAATGAATCGTGGTTTAAATTATCAGCTACATAAGAACGGTCATAGACTATGCCTGGAATAGCAGAAACTCTTTCTACAATTTCGCTATCAGGATCGTAGTCGATGACCGTTATTCTGTACGATGTGTTTTGGCGATAAATTATGTTATCGGCGGATGTGTTTTCTATTCTATTTCTAGAATATCGTATTGCCGGATACTCCATCTGGACATTGCCAGGAGGCTGAAAGTAGACGTTCCTCGACCCTAGGACGTCACATAACAACTCGTGGAGTTCAAGCCTACGATCCATTATTTTTCCCATTGTACAGTTCTCCTAATGTCAAGATTAACCGAGGAAACTGGGGATCCACCGTTTTTACCTTCCATTTGCTGTTCATGTATGTCGCATACTTTATGCAATGAAAGTTCTGATACGCAAAAGGGTCGGCTACGATGGACAGAGATATATTAACAACCAAATCTTCGTTAACCTTATCAGTACCTGTGTACCGTTTAGTGTTCTTCAAGACGTCTCCAAAATATTCGCGCTCTGTTATGTGCGGAGTGTACACACCAGGACGAATTTCCTCCGGCACATCGTAGCCTACTATTCCAAAATATTTGTTCATTTTGAAATCCCTTTGCTTACGTTAGTTTGCTGAGCTATCCTGTATAAACGAAGAAACGCTCATTGCTGCCCACTCACCGTTAACAACACCAAGAACCTTGCCGTTGTCGGCAGAAGTTACAGCTGGGAGTTCAATCACGTTCAGAACAATATCGCCGTCTTCAGTAGCTTCCTGAAACGACTCTGAAATCTGAACGAGGAGCGCTGATGTGGTCTTACCTTTCGGTGTTCCACCAATTGCCGTAATAATGCCTCTCAGGGCGTCCTTCTTAGTACTCATAGATACCTCCTATGATCACGGTGTAGGATCGGTATAAGGCTCTTCGACGACCAGGAAGGAGTACACAGCCATGTTTGCACCGGAGAGTCTGGTTTCCAGCAGAGAAATATGCTGGTTGAAACGAATATCGAAATCTGTGAAGTGTGTGATCTGGCCGCCCTTGGTGGAGCCAACACCATAATCACTCATGTTGCCGATGATGCACAGCAGCTTGTGCTTGTTACCCTGGGAGTCGGTTCTAATGCGGTTCTGGAACTGCTGTACCTTGTGAACAGCACCGACGTTCATCTCCTGGGCAAGTTCATTTACTGTGGAACGGATTCTGCGGCCGTTACGATCGCGAGCCAGCATAAGGGTATTCAGCATCCAAGGAGTAATCCACATGCTGGGAGTACCGGATCCCCGGAGGTCGATCTGCGCCTGAAGAACGGTCTCGATCATCGCTTCGCTGTACACAAACTCATCACCAAAATATGATCCGGTTTCATCACCCTGGAGCTTCTCTCTTGCGGATGCAACATTGATGTCTCTGTGCAGAGTGTAGAGTTCATCATCGGTCCAGATAGGACGAATGTGTGTGGGATAAATTTTACCTTTAACGCCGTTTGCCCTGCCGTCTCCGAGCATGATAGCCATAGCAAGCTCCTCTTCAAGCTGGCCACGGTCGATCTTGTACTGCCAGGCAACGTAGTCAAAGTCAGTGATATCGATAATGTCGTCTCTCTCAAGCTCACTTTCAACATAGACAGTCTGAGGATCAGTCTCTCGGCGGACAAGCTCATAGTTACCTACGAAATCTTTCTGCTCGCCCTTCTGGTATCCTCTTGCCCGAAGATCGTCGATGTTCCTGATGTCGACATGTCTGGTTCTGACCCTGGAGTAAGGCAGCTTGGTTGTGCCGTTCATTACAGATGCGATCCAGCTACGGTCGTTTGTAATGAGCTCGGGCTCTTTGGGACCGTGAAGCTGGTACTCAGGAAACAGCCAGGTGATGTTACCGTCTCTGGTAGTATCCTGACTAAAGCCGCTGCTGGTAAGGCCGTCGTGCATGATCTCGTCGGTATCGATTTCGTTCTCAGCAACAAACTGCTTATAAGCATCTTTGAATGATCCGTTGCTGTCCTTTGCGGTAGCAAGGATAGTGTTAAGATCGGAATGAGTAAGCACACCGCCGGTGCTAGTGTTCTGATCGAATGCGTTGTGTTTCATAGATTTTTCATTCTCCTCATCGTCATCGTCATCTTCGTCATTGTCGGTGCTGTCAAGAGCTTCTCCGATCAATGCGTAAACAACTTTTTTCTGCTTGTCGGTAAGTGTGTCAAATACATCACCTACGGTTTCCTGGCTTTCGTCTTTTTCTTTCTTATCGGTTTCTGCCACCTTCGTTTCCTCCTGTTTGTTATCGTCGGACGAATGCATAAGGTCATCGCTAACGATAATCAGCGGTTCTCCGGTAGTAATGACCGCTTCCGAAATATAATCTTCATCAGTCTCGGCGCTATGAGAAATTGTGGTTGGAATAATCGTAGCGCCTTTATTAGCACCTGATAAAACCACGCTTACTTCTCGAATAACACCATGAACGACTTCGTGTCCGTGCTCAATAAGGTTATTAGCATGAATAGACAATGAAAACAGATCGCCGTTTTTAACACAGTCCTTAACACGCATACCTTTTGGCGAATCGTTAATGTAGCAGTCAGCAACAACACCATCTTCGACGTTGTGAAGCAGTGCATGACCGATTACAAACTCGGGATCGTCATGTCGGTGCTGCCACACCATCGATACGGTTTCTCCGTCCTGATCACGAAACGCGTTTCTACCGATAACCCGTCCGTCGGAGCATTTAATACCGTTGCGTGTTGCCCAACCACTGAAATCAGGTTTCCTCATTTTGATTTGGAACCTCCTCTGGTTGTTCTTTGTTTTTAGTTCCGTTTATGTCTTCGACCTTGTCTATGTTGGGGTTGCCTAAAGAATCAGCAGACGGATCGCTAGACAACGAAAGACCGATTCTGGGTCTGATTTCATTAGGTGTTACTACTCGGTTGGTTATAAGAACGCCCGCAATTTCAGCAATCTTAGAAACAGTTACTAGTTTCAGTGGATCTCTGAAGTATGCGATTGAGTGACCTCTGGTTCTGGCGTTCTGAGTAAGAAACTTCCTTTTCATCTCTTCGGCTAAAGCACACAGAATAGGCTCAATTGTTCTTGTGTAATAATTGAGCATCGCCGCTTCGTCAGCTGAGCCGTCCAGAATTTCTTTTGTTAATCCTAGCTGACTATAGAGAAGTCCAGTCAGGTATTCGATGTGGGCCATAAGATTATTTTCGATAGGACGGTTCAACTGAGTGATATGCTCAGTGCCGTCCATATAAACAATGCCGTACTCAGAATCTGTAAGCTGCTTCTGAATGTCGGCGATTCTGGCTTCCATCTGTTTACGCTGTCGATCACGGTTGATGATGTGTGGAAAACTGACAATCAGATCGAGCTTACTTGACGCATTCTTTTCATCGATTATGTCAAGCAGCGCTAACTTTCTGATCAGTCTCCGTACTGTTGAGTTCGGCTCGTTCATGACCGAATACAAAGGATTCTCAATGATCGACACCGCCTTCTTTTCGTAAACAAGTTCGTGTCTTCGCCCGTCCCATTCGCTATAGACGTCAACCTTTACATGCCGTGGATACCACTGAGTGATTTTTCCGGTTCTAAGGTTTTCGATACCGTACGAATCGGCAACGTTTGGGTCATCGTCAGTTACTATCGGAACAAGAGCCACACAGCCCTCATCAAACATCGATTGAGCGGCATCCTGAATGAACTGTCTTCCAGTCTGGTCAAGGTTAGCTTCCGTTTCTAAACAATCATTGAGACCGGACTTGACAATTCCTTCTATCTGACCGTCTTTGTTAAGTTTCACATGCCGTAAATCCACAGCAGCGACATCAAGTGCTATTCGGTTGTATATACCGGTGACAATCGACCGATCGTTTCCTCTCGTGAAATGCATTCGATCTGGTCTATAGACATATGAGCTTCCAAGGTCGTATGTAGGAGTCGGATCTCTAGAAAAAAAGGCGTTCCAAGCCGATTTAGCCCGGACGCCTAGTGATGAAAATATAGACATTTTGAATTATCTCACTCCTTTTTGCTCATTTGTTTAATTGCCGCCGCTATAGCCGCTGCTGATGCCGCCATACCCAAAACAGCCGCGCCATATTCAAGCAATTCATCAACATGATCTTTGCCTCGCTTAATGTCTTCGGCTTTGGCGTCGCGATATCGTTTTTCGAGATTCATACGATTAATTTGCTTATTAAGCTCTTCATCTGATATACTCGACAAATCCATAGCAGCAGCCTGACGATTGGCTTCGTTACGCCTAATTTTGTCTCGAAGATTTACAGCACCAGTTGACACGTCAGCAGCTTTATTAAGTGCTGTCTGTGTTGGACTGTCTTTCTTTTTCTTATCGTTGTTCTTATCGTTACCTTGGCTCTGGTTCTGGGTTTGACTTTGATTCTGCTGATTCTGGTTTTGGTTCTTTTGTTTTTGCTTTTTATTACCGTCGCCATCTGCATTCTGGTTGTTCACAAAAACATATACTCGAGAACCGCCACTCGATGATGTAAACCGTCCAAGCTTGTCGTGGAACGGATTGAAGTGATATAGTTCACCGTTAATCATTACGTAATCACTCATTCGCCCTCCTTCATGACTTTTTACTTGTCATAGCTTCAACGGCTTTTCGCCCGTTCTCTACATGAGAAGCATTGAGTTCAGCAACACTTTTTGCTCGATCATACTTCTTCATGTATTTGTTAAGGCGTTTGCTAAGCTTTTCGTTTTTATAGTTGATTCTGGCAACTTTGGCATCGTGCTTAAGCGAAGATTGTTTGAGCCTGGCAATACGCTTGTCAAGTGAGTACGCCTTTCTTAAGGTTCTACGCTCAAAAAAGTTAGCACGTCTCCCCTTAATGTTAATCTTCGTATTGATCTTCGATACTTTATTCTGCATCGCCGCTCTACGCGTTTCGAGTTTAGACGCAGCCGCCTCTTTTCTGGCATTACGAACTGCGTGTTTCTCGTACGCCGAGTTAACCTTAGCCAGTTTGTTGTTGTTCTTTTCTATTCGTGCTTTTGTTTTATCGATTTTTCTCGATAACGACGAAACCCGTGCTTCAGCTCTAGAAGACGATGAAAATCTTCCAAGCTTGTCATGAAACGGATTGAAATGATATAGTTCGCCGTTATAAATTACGTAGTCCGTCATTCAAATGCCTCCGCATATAGCTTGTATGCAACGTATCCGTCCATCATCGCAGCTACAGCATCAATTTTCTGCTCATGACGACGCTTGTACAATTTTCGGTTACCGTTTGTATCTTCTAGAGCAATACAGTTTCCCATTGAGAACTTCATAAGCTCTTCATCAAACAACAGCATTCGCTCCTCTGCAAGTTTCCTGATTTCGCCTAACGGAACAGATTCAGTTCTGAAACCCTGAATAACCTTTGTAACGCCATATTCACCGTTCTCTTTAATCCATCGCTCAACGAATTCCTTAGCGTTGTACGGGTCATATCCAAACGTGAGAACATCGTATTTCATGTCGTCTATGAACTGCATAAGATCCTCGTATATAGGAATCATCGAGTCAAAGACAACACCAGGCATGACAATAAGACTTCCCTCTGCTATGAAAGATTCATACTTTTCATGAAGATTCTGTGGAAGTTTAGCCATCGTTGTTTCGGTTATGTAGTTTCTAGTCTTTATACCGAAAGATCCGTTGTTAAGCGGAAACAGAAATGTAAAAGCACAGAAATCATCACCCAAAGACATGTCGGCACCAAGAGAACAAGCCATGTTCCAATATTCACGTTTCTTATGACAAAGCGTATCCTGGTAATTAAAGAAGTACGTGTGACCTTCCATTGGTATGCCAAAACGTTTAGCAAGAATATCGTTCTTCTTGGAAGGTACATTTATAGCTGTTTCATAGTCAATCTGATAGGTCTCATATGAAACCGTGATACCAAGATTCGGATTTGCTTTCACCCACATGTCAGGGTTGTTAAGCTCACTTAGAGAGTCAAGCTTGTACCACCAAATAGAGACGTGCGGATTCTGATACTCGCCTCTAAGAATGTTGCTGAGCTCCATTTTGATTTCATCACCGACTCCGTTTCGAGTAGTACCCTCTGAAGATGCCGCAACGATGATATAGTCTGGTATAGGACCTTTTGCTCCGCCCTGCGCTATTGCTTCAATCGGATCTTCAGGAATGTCACCAGACAACCACTCATCGAGAGTTGCGTATTTAACTCTCAAGCCCTGAAGTTTGTTGATCTTAAGCGGACGAATCTCAAGGTATGAATTTGTAATGAAACTTTGAATTCCAATTTTGGTGGATGCAAGTTGCTGTCGATTTGCTCTAGAACCAGTGGTATTCTGCAATGACCCCTGGGTTAAGAATTGGAACAACGGACCTTTGCTTCTTATTATAGCCGTTGCTATCGGTTGAGTTACTTCCTCTGACTGTTTCATTGTCGGGGAAGTAGTTATTTGATGTGTGGTTGATGTGTCTACGACTAAGCCGTAAGCGTGTATGCATGATAGGTAAAGCGACTTGGCGGCACTTCGTCCTACTATGAGATATTGCTTATTTGTTAATCGTTTTAATATACGTTTAGTAACGTAGTGACCTCCGTGACCGTCTCGTGCAGGGACATATACTGATTGATTGACATAGTAAAACCAGGATAATAGGTCCTCCGCCCAAAGCTTAAACACAAATGTTAGCTTTAAGTCAGCTCCTGTATCCAATGTCAGTTCGCTTTCACAGTACAGGATCCAGCCTTCGATAGCTTCGTCATCGTAATAATAGAGAGGGTCTCGGATTCGTTCGTCTATGCGATTCATCTGTAATGAGATTTCTTCGCATACTGGTATTTCACCTCTTATAACGGCATCTCGAAACATGCCGTAATATTTTGGTACAGCAGTGTTCGATAGTGCCATTTTGAGTTATGTTCCTTTATTCGTGTTTAATGTAATCCAAAATCACCTTTTGGATTACGGAAGTTGTCATATTGTTTAATGGTTTTTGACGATATTTTCTTTAGAGATCTTTTAGGGTCCAAAATTATGATGGGCTGGCGAGAAAATCCTTGACTGATGTCCATTACGTCGGCAACTGCATCATAACCAGCTTTTCTATACCTCTCTAAAGCTTCATCATTTCTGTCAAAGTGGCGTCCCATAAATCGACGTACGGCTTCACGACCGGCTTGAGCACGTGCAAGCATCATTCTATCAACTTTGTCATCATATTCATATTTATTACTTCGCCATACATCATTTAAATCATCCATCTCCGAAATCAAGTCACGTATTTTTATACGTCCTAAATCAGAACGAATTATATCATTTACGTTGTTTTTTCCTATTGGATGGTCTGTACCAACGCCATACTTGGATGCTGGCTCGTCGCCATATTTGTCAAGAAGCTCGTTTACGATTTGTTCGCCGGTTACTACTTTAAGATTTTTCTTTGTTTCGTATGTTTCAAGTAATGGTAATTTTGACTTATCTCCATTGTTATAATCCCACACAAACGAATCGGCATAATTTCCGTAATCACCCGTTTCGTCTTTTAACGTAGCGTATTTTACTCTATCATCTACCGACTCTTTTTGTGACGTGACTCGTAGCAACGTTGTGCCTTTTTTCAAAACCGTTGTATCACCATTACGAATATTGATGTTTGATTTTATTTGGGCCGTTTTTCGTTCTAGTTTGTCGTAACGTTCTTTACCGGCTTTAGTTAACGTTCCGTCACGCTTCTGATACCGTCTAACGCCCCATTTCATACCAAGTATTCCAAAGTGGTACAACTCGCCTTGCTGAATGTAGTAAGACATTAATTTTTCTCCACATATAGCCGCCACTCATACTCTTCTATTTGTCGGTTGATTACATCTATGACTGCAGAAGACTGTGGCGGATCGAACATAAGCTTAACTCGCTTTTCCATGTATGTTTTCACGAGTTCTAGTTGCTCTCCATCTGGAATAAACTCTGACCATGTCTGAGATTTATCGGTGATTTTGAATCCTTTCTCAGGACCAACACCGATTTGCATTAGTATCGTGAATACGCTGTTGATGTGATTGATTATGTCGACATCGAAATGTTCGTAGTCCTCAGTAATTCCTAGATGCTTCTTGATTGTTGTAAGAATACTGTCCATTGTATTACCTCAGATAAACCAACTAATGCATTCAAGCACGGTCATAAAATGTTTACGGTAATCCACAGGCTTTCAAACTGAATTAAGCGCTTTCTTTGCGGCCTCTTTGGTCTTGGAATGATCAGTCAGCTGACCTTTCTTCTGTATATACCACTCAAGGTGATTAGCATGAGTCATTTCTTCTCTGGCCATGTCTCGAAACATGCCTTCGTTCGTCTCATTATACAAATCTACGTATTCCTGTACCCCCTGATACTCTTCATCAAGGTGTTCGTTAAGTTTCTTGTAGTCAAGCATCTTCGTTCTCCTCAATTTCCTTCTTCAAGTATTCTTCAAGAGTTTCAATGTCCCCCTTACGGAAAGTCAGCAGATTTTCAGTAGACGTGATGAACTTAATCGGTGGAATCTTAACTGGAATTCCGTCATACTCTTTTACAAGATCGTTAAGAACCTTGAAAATTACCTCGGTATCGTATTTGCCATCTTCACCCCGAAGAATCGCGGCAACAAATGGATTATTAAGAAACGATTCGACGATCTCAGGCTTGGCATTTACAGCATAAAGAGCTGCGGACAGAATCATCTGCGTCGGCCTATCCGCAACGTGTGGAATTACTTCCGCTTTAACGTATCTGATCACCGCATTAATCAGTTCTTTCTTCGTAACCATTTTATGTCCTTTTTAAAACAGAGCTGTCAAACCGAATTAACGGAATGACAGCCCTGTTATCTGTTGATTGTTAAGTTGGCTTTATTAAATCTTAGCCGTTAGTGCCAGTGCCTGCCGTCTTAACTGTTCCACCTGCCGCTGTGATCTCAACAGGACCCCAGCCGGGCATAACAGATCCGTTAGGAATGACGAGTTTGGTCATCTGCTGGAGCTGGGCAACCTGTCCCTGGATGCACCCAATGAGACCCTGCTGTGTGGCGTTCCAAACTGCCTGAGCGCTGAGCTGCTGCTGAACACCAGCAAACTGCATACCCATCTGGTTCTTCACGTCATCGATCTTACCATTCATCTTCTCTGTCAGGTCAGCAATCTTCTGATCGGTATACTTGTTGGACTCAAGTGATGCAATCTTAAAGTCACGATCGGAGATTTCTCTGTACAGGCCCATATCATGCCGGGTTACAGGAATGTCTCCCTCGTTCCTAGGACCTCTAGGACCACGAGGACCAACATTGAGAAGATCCAGACCGCCAGCCCCGTTCAGAGCTCCGAGTGCGGTGCCGATGATACCGGTAGCGAGACCGGCGTTACCTACTGCTCTACTTGCGTATTCCATTTCTATCCTTTCTCCAACGTAAAGTATGGAATAAGAAGTTAGTTAAAGGTTACTATATACTCATTCTTGGCCGAGAATTAAGTAGCTAGTTATTAGTTTCAAGCAACCACGGACATGTGTCATATGGAGTCCGCTCTTTATACTCTTGCGCTTCTGTTACCTTGCGCCGATAGTGTATTGCGTTGTGCGTCTGATGACTTACACATATCAAATATTCGGGATCCAACAGAATTTCTGGATGTTCGACAAGAGTAATTTTAGAAACAGGATTCATATGATGTATGTAAACCTTGCCATATATTACAAATCCCTCAAGTCCGAGGTCCCAGCCATTGTCTCTTAGAATTACATAGTCTCGAACCTTCTTCCATTCACGAGACCTATAGAATTGCTGGTTCAAATATCGCTCGCTACCGAAAGTATCGAATCCGACGTGACCGTCAAGTTGTAAATATCGTAATCTTTCGTGAAACGTTTTAATCTTACATAATTCTGTATAGTTACGTTCACTCATACTCGTCGTACTCCTCGTCAACGTCAGTCCGTCCCTGATACTTCGAGAAAGCGGACAGAGCTTTCTTGAATAGCTCTTCGGATCGTTCCATAGATTCTATATGGGACTTCTTAGCTTCAAGAAGTGCGTTCTCTTTTCGTAATTTTTCACATTCGAGCTCAGCCTTTACTGTTCCAAGCTTTAAGAAGTGAACAATGATCTGTGAGGACGCTGTTCCATCGAGTAATTGCGATTCTGCGGCGTCCATTGACAACGAAATCAATCTACTTTCTTGAGCCTCCGGAGATAATGTTGGACGAAGACGCCGTTTGGGTTTGATTTCCCCATCTTTTTTGGCTTTTGCCATTCGTTATTACCTCATTTCAAGTTGTTTGTTTGCTGTTTTGTGTCTTTTTACCACAGATGCATCGCCACTGAAATATGTAGCATCGGAGGTTTGCCACTCTGACGAAAGGAGACCCTATGGACAAGGTAGAAAAAGAATCAGAAAAATTCCAATGACGATGCACCCATGGTAAAACCAAAAATATAAAAATTGCCCCCGGAGAAATTTTTAAG